TTGCCACATGGGCACAGGAGGGAGCATAGCATGCCAGAAAGCGAGATTATACACCGTACTGAGGTTCGCGGTGTTGTCTTCTGGGTTGAAAAGGACTCAGAAGGGAGATACTCAGCCCACTCAAATTCAGGTGATCCAGCATTCGCTACTGATCATTATGGCGTATGGTTTGAAGAGGATGCAGTACGTGAGATGCAGAGAGAGATAGAGACGTATGAGCATATACTCGAAAAGAAAAGGAAAGCACAACCTACTCCCCGTCAACTTTCCTTTCTCTTCCGCAAGAAAATACCCATTCCGCTTACTCTCACTTGGGGAGAGGCATCTGATCTGATCGACGAAAAGATAAAGGAAACTACCGCACGCTTCAAGGGTTTATCGGTTGGGAAACGCGTCACCTATCGGTTTATCCATCCGTTACGCGCCGTCTCAGGTGAAGTGGTAAAACTTACCACTTATCAGGGAAACCCAAGATATGTAGATATTCGGTTTGATGGTGAAAAGCGCTTGTCGCGGTTTCACATTGATTCACTGCCTGAAATGGTAGCCGACGAAACCGTTTCAGAAGCGGAGGGAGCATAGCATGTTTTGTGTTAGTTGCGGGGCGCAGCTCACCAGCAGTAATCAATCCGGGGTTACTTGTGCCTCGTGCGCGGCGGATGGGCATACCCCCGTTAGACATTGTTCCAAGTGTGGCGGCCAGGCGACCGTCTCCGGCTCGATCCTCTGCCTGGATTGCCACAAGAAAGCCACGAGGAAAAGACGATGAGCGGCACTCATGACATGGATGATCTCTACAAGGCCATTGACGCACTCGATGAGCGCTTACAGCAACTACATGGCACGCTCATCGCCATTGCAGGGGGCATCGAGGGAATCACTTTTCTGCTGAGTGAAGACTTGAAATCACGTGATCCTCTCGCCTTCGAACGGGCAGATCAGGAGGTGAAAAAGAAAGGCAAAGACTGGCTAAAGATGATCAGGGAGGTGAACCGATGAGCTTTGAAGCAACATTAGTCGAACTCCATAGCATCTTTCTCTCGCTTTCACGGGAGAACGAGGAGCTGCACAAGCGATGCCTGGCACTTGAGGAGTTGGTACGCAAGGCGCAAGCGCTCCTAGAGGGAGTCGACACGAGCGCGCAGCAGACGAGATACGAAGCATGGCGGCGTCAGGTAGACGCCCTGTAGAAAGGATTTCTTATGAATATCTGGATGGATATCGCCATTCCCGCCCTCGTGACGGTAGTGGCGCTCGCTGTACTGGCGGGTTGGGCACTGCGCGAGAAGAAGCGCTTAGCGGATGCCCTGGAGGATTACGCGGCCTGTACCATCGCGCGTAACAGCTTCAAGACGCAACTGGAAGCGTGCCAGGGGGAGAATGCCATGCTCTACACGCGCATTGAGGAGCTGCGAGCGGCACGCACAGACCTCAAAACGCAACTGGAAGAGCGTACAGCACAGCGCGATACCCATCGATTGCAGGCCGATACATCCTTAGCACAACTGGACACGATGGCAACGGGGCTTATCACCTGCATGGAAGAGCGCAACGCCCTCAAATTGCAACTCGACGAGGCTCTGCGTCCAAAGACAACGCCTGTGGTTGAGGTAACGCCCAAGCAGAAACGCTCAAACAGCCGGGCAAAGCAGACGGAGAAGGAGCAGGAGCTATGAGTCTCTGGACACTAGGGGCCGCCAGTATGTTCGTGAGCGTGATCGCCATTGGGTGTCTTATTCTGATCGACTTTTCCAATTACCGGAAATACCACGCGAGGCCGATCCTGGCTCTGCTGGCATGGTATACGTTTCTTCTGCTGTCGTGTGGAACATTCATGATCTACGATGCTGGCAAAGCATCGGGTGCCTGGTAAGGAGGGACTGAGCTATGTTTCATCGAATTGTTGTAGCGTTCCTGCTTGCCTTCTGCCTGGCTGTACTCGCAGGCGTTGTGATTATCGGCTGGATCTGGAATTTATAAGGAGGAGCTATGCGTCCACTACTAGATTTTCTCAGGTGGAAATTGTTCGACTTCCTGATGCGGTACTTTCCCACTGAGCAGCCATCAGAAAACGAATATATCGCCTATCTCAAGGACAAACAACGGCACAGCGAACCGGATTTGCCAGTTGCCTTCATCGAGCCTACACATGTACAGCTACCGGAAAGGCTTGATCTCCCCACCGGGGTATGGAGACGGCACTACTTCATAGAGCAGCGCCCCGACCTCTACAAGCCACCGGTGACTCATCCGCGTGTCCGCAAAACGGTGCGCCTGGAGCCGCTGCGAGATGAGAGCTGGCTTTCTCATGAGCGGGATACAGACCCATTCCACATCAGCGAGCGAGATATGGTACCCGTCGAGCACGAAACCGATCCCACGGTGAAAGTGGAGGCGGTGAAGATGCAGTCGTTGCATAAGCAAAAGGAGAGCTAGATGGAACTAGAAGAACTGCCTTTACAGCAACAGATCTCTCTCTGGAGGCAAGAGGTAGCATTTCTACGAGAGCGCTATAAAGACAGGCGCGGTAAGACGCTTCCTGTTCCCTCCGACCTCTTTCATGCTGTTGAACATCTCAGGCAATTGGAACAACAGGAACGGATGCAGCAACGTATGGAGCAGAGTAATTAAACAGGCGACGGAAAAGTACAAGGCGATCCCGAAGTTCTTGCGAGAGGGATAACGAGTTTCTTGATTGTCATCAATATTGGTGCCAAAACCCCTTGACAGAATGATATCAATATGATATCCTTAGATCAGTGAGAGGGAACAAAAAGTTCTCCGAAGAATTCAAAAGGAGTTACGGACATGGCAAAGAAAGTACAGTTTACACTCGGATCTGAGAAGTACGAAGCGTATTGGAACGGCAAAGAGTATCGTCAGGGAATGGTCTACATGAGTATTTCCCGCATCGGTGGCACGAATGCAAAGAAAGCCTCCTATTCGAAGGAGCGCGAAAGCTTCGTCGATTATCAGGCCGGCGATCTTGATCTGGCAAAGGCAGCCGCCAGCGCCCTCGGTTTCATCGCATAGAAAGCAGGGGAGGCGAAAACCCTCCCCAGGAAAGGTCAATGAGATGGATTTTCAAAAAGCCCTTCCGGGCTATGTGACCGATGAGCGCGGCGATTCCTATATCGCCTATAAGGATGGGAGCCGTGAACTACTACCGATCTTCACGGCAGAGGAAGCCAAAGATGCCAGATGTCAGGCAGAGGAGCAAGCGAAACTCCTCAAAGAACTGAGAGAACTTGATGGGGAGGATGAGAAGTAATGGCAAGTTTCACTGTTCGTCTTGAAGACGCCTCGCTTGAGGCATTCGACAAACAGGCCGAATCCGAGGGCATGGGACGCGAAACATTGGTCCGGCATCTGATGCTCAATTATGTCAGCCGGGCATCTGATAGTGCTTTTGCTCCAAAGTCACGTCCGTGCGTGATCGGGCTTTCGCTCCCGCCTGTGAGTGAGGAGATCACGAAAGCCTTGGAGCTTCTACACACGCTGTTTTCGTATGTTGATGGTCAGCCGAAGTCAGGTGAGTTTGAGGTCATCTGTGCAGGTCCGAAAAGTGGCCTGACGTATGATGAAGCCTTTATCATCTGCCAGAAGCGGTACTTTGAAGTCGGCTGGATTTATGCCGACGCAATGAATTAGTTGAAGTACAAGGCGATCCCGAAGTTCTTGCGAGAATTAGGTAAGTTCAATCATGATCCCATTCTTCTCCGCAAGGCCGCTAACTATCTAGAGAAATGAGTTTTCAAATCTGCTCTTGAAAAGTTACAAATTGCTCCAAAAAGGCTTGACTTCCCATCTTGAATAGTGTATAATTCAAGTAGAGAAGAGAGACACATGAAGCCTCTCAAAGAGATCAAGGAGAAACGAAATGAAACTCACAGTACAGCATCCGACCAGCGACACCGAGAAGGTTGCAAGCCTTCTCTCCAAGAAAGTTACCGATTGTGAAGTATCGGTGAAGAACTACAAAGGTGGCATCAGCCGTACAACCTTCGAGAACCGCTACGAGGGTTACACCAGTGACGCCGAGCGGGCTATGTGGGTGGCTGAGAACCGCATGGGTTGTAAGATTGTAGAGAAGTAAACGATGCAAGAGACACGCAAGCACGGCGGCCCTCGTGAGGGTGCGGGCCGCCACCATGAACATCAGGAGTATCTCCTGGTTGAAGTCGTCGATTTCTACGGCGACAAGGATGTCTTGCCGATAGGTGTGGTGCTGAACCGCAACGGCACGCCCAGCAAGGCTATCCCGCAAGAGGCGGAACGGGTAGCCGCCCATCATGTCGAGGAGCAAGCGCAATCGGTCAAGATCGTCAAGCGGTTGTGTTGCTCGCATGAGTCATCGGAAGTCGTCAGAATAGTCAAGTAGCGATGATTGCCAGAGACGGCGCGATCATCGTGTAGCACAAGGAGAAAGATAATGACACAGCAAGAGGCACAGGCCAAAGTACAGCAATTCAACGAAATGACCACGTATGGTGAGTCACGCGATGAGTACAAGAAGATTGTCCGTGAGTTGGCGGATGATGGCCGTGGCGTCCGTTGGGATGCCCAGTCCCAGGAGTATGTTTTGACCAATGTTCCTGATTTGAGTGTTCTGAGTTAGTAACAAGCAGTGAGCCACAACGGCTCAGGGGCAAGGCCCCAGAAAGGTGAAGACAATGGCAACAACAGAGCTTATGAATATGACCCCGAAATTCGAGGGGGAATTGAGCGTCAGTTTCGTAGCAGGTGGTGATGAGGCGAAAGCCGTTCTTGATCTGAAGTCTATCCCCTGGCATGAGTCCAGCGAGGGCTTCTCCGTTCGGTTCCCCGAAAGCCTGCAAGTGTTCTCTGATGCCGATGCAGAGAGTCAGGCATCGTTCTACGTCTATCAGGTTGGAGCGGAAAAGTTTGTCTATCCGCTCGACACAGAAGTGCTGGTAGTCGAATAGCCATATCCGTTTAAGCGGGCGCAGAGGGGCAAGTCCCCGGAAAGTGAGTGAGACAATGAACGAAACGACAGACTTGAAATTGACTGAGGAGCAGGTATTTTTCCTGCATTGTGACCTGGCCAATGCTGCCTGGTACTACGAGCGGGAGGGATTGGCAAACGACGCGCAGCGGTGCCTCGTGTTGCGCGACGAGGTTATTGACGAACATCGTACGATGCTCGGATTTGAACCACTTGCTAAGAAATAGTCTCATCCCTCATCCAAGCGCCCCGTCACCAGGCAGGGCGCTTCTTCACGTCTACCCCCTTGGCATGGCCTCCAATGGCGCGGTGAACTCAGGCACTTGCGGGAATGGCTGTTGCGGCCCCTGCGGCGTGCTGACAAAGGGCGTGCTGACAAAGGGCGAGGGCGCTTGTGGCACGGGTGGCAGCGTTTGACCGGTAGGGGTCATAATCCAATCCTTCGGTCCTGGCGCTTGCGCCGGAGCCACGGTTGGTTGCGGCTGCGGCTGTTGTACTGCTGCGACCATGGTCGGTAGCACGCTGAGCACCTGGGAGGTGAGCCCTTGTTGCTGTGAGGTAAGTAACTGCTGACGATCAGCAAGTGTGCCAATTTGAGCTTGTTGCGTGGGCGAGGGCGCTTTGAGGGCCAGATTACCGCCAAAGAGCGTAGCAGCCGCGCCAAACATCAGCACTGCGAATGTCCCGTCGATCTTCCCAAAGTACAAGAGGATAATCGCGCCTAGTATGAGCAGGGACGCGCCGATGCCCAGGAAGATTTCGGTGAGTGGGTTGTTTTGCATGATAGAATACTCCTATGATGATCAATGAAATGTTACTCCTCATTCCTGAAGAGAGGCGTAAGGCAAACGAGCGTGAGTGTGTCGATCTGATCATTCGTGTGCGTCTTGAGGCCAGCAGCAGGCTCTTTGCCACACCTGAGATCCGCAAGCAGTGGATGATTGATCTGTTGCATTTCTACCTCGACTACCCTGATGGTATCACTAGAGAACAGGACAATGCTAATGACGAATGAACGCGATACGCACTTTGCCAACGCTGGTAAACTGCTCTCTGAGCGACTGAGCGCCCTGTATCTGAGTAAAGGTCTTGAGGCCATACTTGGTGACCCCAATGGTACAGTGAAGCAGCAGGAAATTACGCTCTTCGCCCAATTTGCCTACGATGTGGGTGAGCACGTGTTTAACCACACCACAGAGGCGATGACGCTTTTTGATAGCTTTGAGAGCGTCGTGAAACTGGGCGAAATTCCCGACCTCACGGCGTGGCCGGAATGATGTACTTGTTGGCAACCGCCACGACCTGCTGCATATCCGGCGAGAGTTGCGCTGGCTGCTGTGTCACTTGCGGCGCGGCGAGCAACTTCTGATAGGCGTTCCACAGTGCCGTGTACTGCTTGCGCGTATAGTCCAGTTCGACTCCCAGCCACTCTTCAAACACGCCGCGCGCCGGGGTATAGCCGAGCATCGACATGCGGAACATCTGTTGATCACCGCCGCCCAAAGATGGATTAGATGCCTCTAACTTTGCCATGCCTCCCTCCGGGGTCAGCGCCCAGTTGTCTTTATCCCAGTTGTGGGCAAGCACATAGTCACGAAACCCGAGCACAACGGGCACTCCGTTGGGACTCTTCAGCGTATGGCCGTCGTCGGTCCATCCGGCAGGAACTGTACTCATCGGTATTTTCTCCACTGTCCAGACTTGATTGGCACGTAACAGTCTCGCCCAGGTGCTGTACGATTTATAGACAGCCTGCGCAATAAATGGGTCCATGGCGGTCAAGCCTGCGCCGTCATCTCCGATAAAAACGCAGACGTGGGTCCAGCCTGCGTATTGCGGAAGCGATGTATCCACCCAAGGATCAAGGATGGTCATAATGACAGGTTTATTTTGCGCTAAGAGTTGACGCGCTAACGCAACGGTTTGTACGGGATCTGGCTTTTCCTGCATAGCCAGATGAAAGCCCATAGACTTCACAACATCGACGTATTGCGCTGCAGATGTACCTCCTGTATAGGCTTCACCGTAGGCCCTATCCTTTAAGAGATCTGGATTCAGTGACACGTCCCATTGCTGGTTGCCTTGCAACCATAACATGCAAGCCCCGATACTGGCGGCAACGCACTCGTAGAGCGCGTCTTCACTGACTCTGCCATCTGACGTAATTTGGGTTCTTTGGGATACGAGGGGAAACCCTGTTAAAGTAGCCATACACACCCCCTTTCAAAACGAGTTTTCCGACAATGCGGATATTGGTAGCTAAACCACTTGACATATTCCGCAATTGCGGATATAATAGAAGTGTACCAAGTTGGTACAGAGAAATAAGAAACAAGGAGAAAAAGAAATGGCAAAGTTTGGACAAGGCGTGAGTAATGCGCAAGCAACCCTTGCACGCAAGTTTGAGGCGGCTGGCCTCACTTCCTACAGTCAAGCAATCAAAGCGTTTCAGCGGGGTGAAGAGTCCCGCATCAACGAATGGAAGCGCCAATTGCAAGCGAAACAGGAGGTGAAGTAAATGGCAGCCACACTGAAAAATGTTCTCAAGACAGCAGACACAGCAGAGTACGAATTTGACGGCTATCATGTCTATGTAAGTGACGAGACCATTGAAGGCAACGGCTTCTACATTGCTATCTGCAAAGAAGCGATGCCACCGCATGCGACCGGCAACGAGGATTCCGTTGACGATGTTGAAGATTTCCTGCTTGCCAGTGCTCTCGGTTACACCGTGCGAGGAGCAGAGGTTTGGGAAGCAGTAGAGCCGGAGCAATAGCATGAAGACGATTGCAGAGATCAGTGTGGAGCGGCATTTAGATCGCTCCACACTGCTGAAAGCAGCACAGCGCGGCACGTTTGGAGAAGCCGCTCGACAGTCAGGCTCGACGTGGCTTGTCGATGACGCATCCGATGCATTCCTGGCATGGCTCGCCGGTGTCGGTCTAGGTAGACCGCGCACCATCATAGTGGAAACACCCGATGCGCCCACGTGGGTAACTTCTCGTGCTGCTCTGTATGCCTGGAAAAATGACCATAATTGGCGCGGCCAGGCTGCCAATGCTGATAAGGACGAGGTAGGCGCCCAACCGTATCGTGAATTTTTGCTCCATGAAGCGCTACGCATGTATGGCGACAAGTAAATCAAATCATTCTCCCGCCTCTCTCTCGTAGGGAGGCTTCTTGCTATTACGGCGTCGTCGCGGCCCGCGTTCGCAAGAAACTGAATCCCCAATTGCCGACCGCTATCGCCGCCAGGAACGCCAGGAACGCAATGTTCACAAACGACAATTCCGGCCCATGGAAGAGCCGCATCACCGCATCAAAGACAAACCACAACAACAACGACAAGATCAAGAGGACGAAGCTCGCAACAACCACCTTCAACGCCCATTCTAGCAATGAAATGAACATAAGTAAGAACTCCTTTCAACTCTTCTAACGAACAATACCGGTTAAGGTAGGCTCACTATTGCTATAATCTGCGCATCCATCGGTACCGGGATACCAGCAAGCGTCACCACCGGATAGATTTTGTACAGGCCAGGCTTGCCCAGCGGGTTAGTACTCAAGAGATCAGCAGACGACGGCGTAAAATCGGCTAGCCCACCTGCGGCATTGGTGACTGACCATGTACCTGTACACACATAGAGCTGGTTGTTGTTGTTGGTATCTTGCAGGTGCTGGGCGATCTGGTTGTTTGCCACCCCGGTTAGTGGGAATATGGCGCTATCGGTCGTAAATGTCCAGTGCTGTGGCCGCCCGTCGCCTGCACCTAATGGACTTATGGGCATAATTAACTCCTTGTCTTTGCGGTGGCTTGCATATCGCGTGTTGTTGCGCTCGCCTGCTCATCTCTAGCCGTGGCAAGCGCCTTCTCATCTCTGGTCACTGCGATGGCCTGCATATCACGCGTTCTTGCGATAGCCTGCATATCCCTGGTCACACACGTCGCGCTGAGATAGGCAAGTACCGGTAGACTTATTGTACCCGCAAGCGTGCCCATCCCGGCAAACGTGAGCGACAGGGCTACTCGCAGCGTGAAGACGCCTGAAAGCGTGCCCACGCCTGCCATGGTCACAGCAAGCGCGACGTTATTTCCTACCGAGAGCGTTCCTGAGAGCGTACCCACACCCGCCAATGTCGTAGAGAGCGCCGTTTGCAGTGAAAGTGTGCCGGAGAGCGTTCCGACCCCGGCAAGCGTGGAGGTCAGGGACGTAGCAAGAGAGAGCGTCCCTGTTAGCGTTCCTACTCCCGGCATAGTCACGGCAAGAGCAGTAGTGAGCGAGAGCGTCCCGGCAAGGGTACCTACACCTGGAAGCGTGGCAGTAAGTGCTGTCGAAAGGCTCACCGTTCCCGCAAGTGTACCAACTCCCGCGAGCGTCACTGAGAGCGCAGTGGCAAGGGAGAACGTCCCGGCAAGGGTGCCGCTACCCGGCAGAGTGCCTGCCACTGCTACACGGGGGACAGGGGTGACCAGCGTTCCGAGTAGGCCGCGTGGGATGTAGTGTGCGACCAGCGTAGATGCGAGTCCACGCCCGATGTATCTGAGTGCAACGACACTCACAAGCGTGCTCTCAATGCCGCGCCCGATGTAGATGGTTTTGTGAGGGGAATAGGATGTGGGCGCGACAGTGGTGGCGTATCCAGGGGTCGTAACTTCTGCATTTGGGTCGCCGTTGAAGGTGACTGTATCGTTGCTCAAGCGATTGAGGCGCACCCCCCAGGCGGTATTGGCGGTGATATTGAGCCAGATATCGACATAGAGCTTGTCACCTGTGGCAAAGTCCATCGAGGCGGCTGATGTTGCCCCAAAGGTATAGGTGGTAACGGTACTCGTCAGCGATTGTGCCGCAAATGTGCAACTGGCTATCTGCGTATAGACACCCGCCGCACTGCGCTTGTAGAGGCGTAGAATGATATCAGCCGTAGATGTGCCGCCCGGGACGGCGGATGCTGAGAGCGAGGTCAGGCGCACAACGGGCGTGTAGTTCCCCGCTTGCAGCGTTTGACCTTCCAGGATCGTGCTGTCCAGCAAGAAGCCCTTGTCCGTTGGGGATTGTATGGAGCCAAAGCCTGTTTCTGCACTCCCTGTCCCTTGCGATGGCACTTCAAAGAAGCCCGTTGCACCCACAGAACTGTACTGTGTCTCCGTAAACGGGAAGCCACTATTGGCCGCGCCAACAATGGTATAGAGTTGGTTGGCGGTGCTAAGCGTGCTGCTGGCGGTACTTGCCCACAGAACAGTGAGTGCAGTCACATGCTACTCCTTAGAAATCTTACTCTTCAAGATGAATAACTCACGGCTCCCCCCTATGGCTGGCTATATTCCCACAAGCTCCCCAAAGACCCCCGTAGCGCTAGAACCAGTGACGATTGCCTGTATCTGCATGAATGGCTCAATGATCGGGCCATCAGTAGAGCCTAGACCGTACACAAACCGCGCAATCGTCCCTATGGTTATGGCATGGGCAGTACCCACTAATGCCCAGTTCGATCCATCGGTACTTACTCGCATCTGCACCGTGAGTGTGCCGCCGCCACCCTGCCGCACAAGCAGTACCCAGGTACGCTCTCCACCATTTGGGACTGACGCTGAGTTGGTCGTTCCAACCGCCAGGGTCGCATTTGAGACGATGACATTATCAATATATGCCATGTTATTCCTCCGTGAAGATCATGAATGGGCTAAAGGTGGTGGTGGCAACCAGCGTTGCGCCGCCAAAGCTGATGGCTAGCACTTGCGCAACACCGCGTAGCGTTGGAGGCCCACCGGGGCCGTTAAAGTCCCACACTATCTGTGGCATCTGCTGCTGGGGGTAGTCCGTTGCAGTCATGGCACCAACCCACATCGGCATCACCTTGGCTGCCATCAGATCGCCGACGACCGCGCCTCCGCCTGTTGCCGTGACCGTCCAGTTCTGCGCAAGCGCCGTTGCCGCGCCACTCCCACTATCCATCGGTACCATTGTCATCGCAACCGGCGTACCGCCAGTCAGTGCCGATGAAAGTTTGATCAGGCGCACGTTAAACGCGCTGACACCAAGGGCGGTACAATGGATAGAGACGCCTATCCTCACGAGTTTGACCAGTTTAGTTGCGCTGCCGGTGAGTGTGCAGACATAGGTGGGCGTCGCCGCAAGTGCCAGGTCAACTGCCGCCGCCGCATAGGTCACCTTGGATGAAGCCGTGAGTTCTACCCTGAGCGGGGCCGAGTCGTCGCCGCCTGCATCGGTAAATATCGCGCCGCCCTGAAAAGCTTTCAGAGCAGTCGTACCCGGCACTTTGACACTCCCAACAGGAATGCCCGTAGAGTCAAGCTGGCTTGGGCCGGTTAAATTTGGCATGTCTTATCCTTTCAATCAGTACTCAGTCTTCGGTGATCACAAGCGCACCGATGGCGAAACTAGCCACTACACCTGAGCCTATAACTTGTGAAGTTATAGTATTCCAATAAAGTAGATTACCGGAATTCAGTGTAATCAAGTCGAATACCCCGATTGCCAGTACAGTACCCCAACTAGCTGATGGGGTTGGGAACGTCAAGATGCCGTTGTTGCTGATCTGGTGTGGTGCTGTGCCACCCGTGATCGCAGAGAAGCCCGTCGCTCTGACAACCGCCACGCGGGCATACGAGCCGCCCGACACCTCGACGTAGCCCGTGCCGTCATCGGCGGGTGCTGTGGTAAAGAGCGCCACGTACACATTGGTTGTGGGCGCGACAAAGGTGGTGCCCTTGAGCCAATTCAGTACCTGATCTTCCAGGTAGGTTGCTTTTCCAGCCATAATGGTTGTCTCCTTCTGTCATCTCGACAGTAGTTTTGCATGATCTAATCGCTAAACGCTCTTACAGTCGTATTGGCCGTAGGTGCCGCGCTATAGGTGATAGCCAGTGTCGTCCCTGCGGGCACACGTACCGTCCATGCTGCAAGTGCTGTCGGCGTCCCGGCCATGCCTGTCGCTACACCAGCCACACTCACCACCGTGTAGGATCCAGCCGTGATGTAGTACGTCAGGTCAGTCGATTTGGTTGGAAAGCTGTATGGGCTGGCCCCGACCGCCGCCAGGGTGATATTGCCCGTTGGGTTGTAGCCAGGACAGGCACGTATCACGCTCGGGAAGCCCAGGAAGATATTGGCACTCGTGTAGCCAGTCCCGGTGAAGGCGTCATTCTGGCAGACCACACTCCCGGCGGTCACGTTCACCGCGTTGTTCGTCTGCTGGGTAAGTGAGCCGTTGGGGGTGAGGAAGTAGCAATCGTTCACCTCCACGTGGCCGGTCGTACTGCTCTGGAAGTCATAGCGGCCCGCACCGGCTGTCGAGCCGTTGGTATTGAACAGGCAGCCAGAAAGCACGATGGCGTCCGCTGTGCCACTGATGTTGATGCCATGTGTACCGTTGTTGATAATATCGCAGTCCACGACGCGCAACTGTGAGCCAGCAGTGATGCTGAGGCCAGTCAACCCACCTTCCAATATCCCAGCGTTAAAGGTGATCTGCTTGGGCGAGCCATTGGAGCCACTTTCAATGAGCACAGTTGCCGCGGCAGCTGGCCCCGGAGCTGGCCCAAGATCAATGTTGGAGATGTAGACTGCTGCTGCTGCACCCTTTATGTGCAGGGAGTTCCCCGTCCCTGCCGTGCAACTGCCCTCTAAGTTCGTACACAAGACATCGTGTGCATCTTCGATGAAGAGCCCGTCGGAGTTCAGACACTGATCGACGATGCAGTTCGTCAGGGTGTGTGCCATATTGAAGCTACTCCCCGATGCGCCGATAATGTGGATGCCTTGTGCGCACTGGAAGGTGTGGACATTAATCATCTGGCACCAGTAGTTAGCAATCGAGTTCGTTGCGGAGGATTGTACCGCCCATCCATCGATATAGTAGAGATTGACATTGAAAAGCGTCACGCTGCGCGCGGCGGTGATCTGAATGCCGGCCGCCACTGGATTGCCACTATACGTGGTATTGGCGTAAGCGATGGTCAGGTCACGGATACTGGTAAAATCTGCCGACAGCAAGATGACCTGGCTCCCCACAAAAGAGCCCGATGGCTGGATCACACAGCCCTGGCCGCCTGAACCCAAAAGAGTCACGTTTGAGGCACTCATAGTGAGCGGTGTCGAAATCTTGTAGGTGCCCGCCGGGAGGAAGACGATACCCCCACCGGCAGCCCCGGCGGCGGTAATGGCTGCCTGTAGCGCCGCCGTATCATCGGACGCGCCGTTGCCGACTGCACCATAGGTCGGGTCCTTGACGTTAAAAAACAGGTTTTTGAGCGAGCCATTGGAGGCCAGGGAGACACCCAGGAAATCATTGAGGACGGTCCCCCAGGCACCGCTATCGCCTGCTATGGCGGGTAATCGTGACATCGCTACTCCTTTCTCAAGTTACAGATCATGCGCGCATGATGGCAAACTTAGCTGCTTTCTTTTGGTTTCGGCGGTGGTCGTTTTCGCGCGGTCGTAAACGTACTGCCGTGTGTGTCCTTGATACGCACCATTTCCCCGTTAATCTCAAGAATGATGCCCTGCCTTTTCAGGATCTCTACGACCAGCTCCAATTGATGCTTGAGCAAGACGTTATCTTCTTCTATGCGATCTAACCGGCGTTGTAGTCCCTCGTTCTCATCTTTGAGTGATTCTCTTATCTTTTCTTGCATGGTTGCCGCGCCACTCGCAAGACTCGAGCGCAGGACGATAAAGCCACCGACAACGCCGCCTACCAGCACGATCAGGTTGGCAAGCACGAGCAGGCCAGAGAGGCTAAGATTTTCCACCGGGCTCACTCGGTTCTAGTCGTACTATGCGCTTCTCAAGTGACTCGACTTTCACTTGCAGCTCGGCATGCTTCTGGTAGTGCAGCTTGATAAAACGCCGCAACTGTAGAATGGCAACCGGGCCGCCAATCGCCAATATCAGGAAGGTCAGCGTGATGATAATGCGCAAGAAGACGATAATATCCATGGCCTCCCTCAGAACTTCATCGCAATGCCGTACACGACATCCGTGCCACCATCACAGCCCAGTTTGACCTGCGTGCTCGTCATCGATCCCTGATCGGCGAAGACCGAGTGCAACGAGTTCGCTGAATTCGAGTGCATGACCAGCAGCACGATATCGGGCGTGGCGTTACTGCCGTTCTGATCCACCAGATTGTGATTGAAGAAGGTGTAGGTCGTCGTGACCGTGTACGGGCCGAACCAACTCGTGAGCGGCACGCCATTCTTCGCCACGCCTGGGTTGAGATACTTCTCCAACCCGTCCAGCATCGTCTTATTGACCGGCGGAGCTGCATTGTTGGTAAACGGACCGATCTTGTTATAGCTAGAAAACAGCACGTAACGCACGAGCGCCAGTCCGCCGAACGTGAGTAGTAGACGTTTCATCGATGCCTCCTTAACTGAAAGTAATGTCTAAGCTGAACGGGATAGACTCGCTGGCTAACTTCGGATTGTGAGCGAACAGGCCACGTCCCACGAGTACCCCGCTGTTACGCGTACTGGTCGCATTGCCGCCGAAAAAGCCGACTTCCTGGATGTTGGCCCCCACCGCGTCACTATTGCCCAGCGTGGCGTTGACGGTGATATCGCCAGTCGTGCCCACGGTGTAACTGGTAATCGTTTTCCTGAATGTCTCATTTTGCAGGGTCGTATCGGTCGTGAGCGGCGTGGCACTCCCTGACCCGATAGCCACGTATGTGACCTTAGGGTTTTGCGCACCTGATTCGCCGTCCCTGAGCAGGTTGAGACCGGCGTCGGTCTTTTGGATTGCTGGCATACCGTCTCCTTTCTAACCGGTACTCGGATAGAGCGTATTGGATGGGAAAATATTGTTTCCGGGATACCAATCGGTATTGACCGATGCGGAGAACACCATGGCGACCGACACACCCATCGTGAAATTGGGCGTCGAGACCTGCGCGCCGCCGGACTGTCCCACGTTGATACTGTTGGGCTGGTTTTGCGTGAAGATGTTGCCAAAATACTGCTGCCAGTTGGTGTCATACGGCCCCACGATGGCGTTCACCTGATACCACAGGGTGTAGCCGTCATGCTGGTCGGACGCGTCCACCTCTTCTACCAGCATCGCCACGTTGTTGAGTCCCAGTGGCGTGTAGTTGGTCGCACATAACTGCCCCGGCGCGTAGCCTGCCAGCATCGTCTGAAACTGAAATTGCATCGCCTGCACCCCGTAGCGTGAGAGCTGCTGCGTCACCCGTGCCAGGCCGTCCGTGGCGGTTGCAATCGTGTCGTCATTAAGCACATCCTCGATAATACCGCTGGTCCCGTCGAGCGCCTGTTGCTGGGCGATGAGCAGCGGGTCTGAGCCGCTAAAGACGTTGGGGTATTGCCCGACGTAGGTGACCGAGAGCGTGTCAGTCGAAATAAGAATGGTTTGCCCCGCGTCCTGCGTGATCACCGGGTCTCCTGCCGCCCAATAGTAGTTGAAGCCCGATGTCCCTTTCACCCCGACCGTTTTCGCGCCCGCATTCACGGTAATCGTGGGTGCGCTCGCCAGCGGATAACCCATTGACCACGAGCGGGCCGCGCCGTCGCCTTTCCTGGTTTCAACCACCGATGAGGTGGCGGCGTTGCCACCGGTCACGTACTGCGCGTTTCTGATCAACGGGTTGGCACGCGTCAGCCTGGGCAGAAAGCCGGAAAGCCTGCCATCGTCAATCGTAGTGCCGTCCGTCACCGGACCGGTAATCGCCGTGTAGGGGACCACCCATAGCTGCTTCCATTGGTCAATCATCCAGAAATAGGGGGTACCGGAACTGCTGGCCTGGGTCACCATGGCGTCAAGTGCCTGGGCAACGGTGCAGTACGAGAAGGTCACCTGGGGGATAGGTGAGCCGCCATCCACGATCATGCCGATAGTCACGCCTTCCTGACTCAAAACCGTGTTCACCAGATCCAGGATAATCGCGCCAAATGTCTGGTTCAGGTAGTATTTGGCGACTCTGCGCTTGACGGCCAACCAGAGCTGATCGGTGACCGTGATCTGCGTCTCAAGCAAGGGTTGGAAGCCGGGCTTGGTCTCGACAGGACTCGTGATGTAGCCCGAGAAGGCCAGGTTCTGCCAATTGTCATACACCGCGAGGCGCTGCCACTGCTGGAAGTGGGTGCTACCCGTTTCGTCGTAGAGCGTCATCGTCGCCTCGCCGCGCTTGCCGATGGTGCGTTTGGCTGAAAGCGACTGCCCGATGACCTTGACCAGGGCGTTGCTCGCCAGCACGTTATAGGTGTTGGTGGCCGGTAGCGGTAGCGCCGTAAAGGTGATGGTCTCTACCACGGTCGCACCGCCCACAGTCGCGGTGAAGGTGACTGTCGCCGTGTAGGGGCTTGGAGACACTCCCCCATAGGTGCCATACCCGTACATCCCTGGCCCGTACGTGAGGCTTCCTGTTATGGGCGCAACAAGTGTTCCCAGGGCACAGGTGAAGGTGATGATCTGCGTCCCAAGGGCTCCAAGCGAGCCTGACGAGGGACTCACCGTCAGCCAACCACTTCCCAGTCCGTAGGTAACCACGCTCGTCCAGGCGGTGGCGTGGTTGGCCGTCTCCGAGAGTGTGGCGGATTGTGCGGCCGGGTCCAGCGTCCCGAGCATCGTAGAAAACGCGAGCGGCGTGGGGGACAGCGCGAGCACAGCAGGGGCAGACGACACGGTAAAGGTCACGGCTATCGTCGCCGTTGCGCCCCCGGTGGTAGCCGTCAGCGTCACCGTTGCCGTATAGGTACCAGCAGTGAGCGCCCCGGTCACCGGACTGACCGCAAGAATGGCGGTACCATTAGCCGCTAGGCTCCCGCTTGTGGGACTGATAGAGAGCCAACCCGAGCCTGAGCCGTATGCGATCCCCGATGTCCAGGCGGTCGCATGCCCGGCTGTCTCTGAAAGTGTTGAGTTTTGTGACGCAGGGTTGCCGCCGCCTGCCGTGCCTGAAAAGGAGAGCGACGAGGGAGAGGTGGCAAGCACCGGATTGGCAGAGGCCGCGTTGTCCTTGAAAGCCACCACGCAGCCGGCCCAGTACTGCGCCGTGCCGATGACGTAGGAACACGCGGCGGCGCCGGTTGCTGATGCCACCTTGTAGAGCAGCGTTGCGGTGTTGTTGTTGGCAAGCGTGGCTTCCAGGTCTTTCGTCCAGCCTGCCGTGATGCTGGATTCGGATTGTGCTGAGCCTTTATAGGCAAGCGCGGCGATCCACAATTCTTCGGTTTGTGCAGTGGTGGCCGTGGTGCCAGAGGAGATCGTCGTTGCCTGCACCGGACTCCCTACCGTGTCGCCATTGGCAAAGACATCGACCGGGTTGACCGGCCATCCATTGTCGGAGTGGGACTCCTGGATACGGATATACATGGTATGCGAGGCGGAAAGCGTCCAGGTCCAGCTTGTTTGTCCGACCTGCGCGTCGGCGACGACCAGGAACCAGATGGAGTCTTCAATCGTGGCATTAGCCCCGGCGGGTTGGTTGATGGTGACCAGCGTCCAGCCAGCGGGACCGGTGATCGTCGTGGCATTGTTGCCACAACCCACCGCTGCCACGACCAGATTGCCCTTTTTGATGCCACTTGGCAGCGTGACGGCCTTGGAGGTCACGCTGCCCGAGGAATTGACCTGGTTGCCCTGGATGCGTGTGATACTCATGTGTTATAGTCCAGCGCATTCTTGAGATGAGGCAACAACTTCCGAGAGAGGCGCACACCGTCCATGTTGATATCAGGCGATTGCACAGTGATGTTGATCACGGGTTGCCCGCCGGAGGCAGGGCGGAAGCTATAGCTGCTTATGCCGGGAGAGAGGCTGGCAGCGCTACCGAGACTCCCTGCCGATCCCGCTACCGAGAGCGACAGCGAGGCACTCGCGGCTATCGGCGACAGCAGCGAGGACAGCATGCTCTCCAGGTGATGTTGCCCGGCGCCGATGCCTAGTGCAACTTGCTGGGGAATGCCCGCGCCTTGCTTTTGCAAGTCACGCAGGGGGCCACGTTTGGCCGGGGAGCTGGGCAGGTGCTGGGAGATGAACGTCCCGACTTGCGACATGGCGTCGCCTATGGCTCCGGCAATCGCGCCCACGATGCCGGAGGCGATATTATACACAATCGTCGCACCTGCAGTGATCAACTGATTCGCCAGCCCCCCGAGTTTGCCCGGAATCCCCGCAATCGTGGAGACGAAACTGGTCACCATATCGATCGCTTTACTGATGGCCTTATCTTTCATGTTGCCAAGGGCCGTCAGGAAGAGCTGAATGGTCGTGCCGATGGAGGAGAGCACCTTGTCTTTCAACTGACCCAGGTGATCCAGCCACCCGCGCACCATGGTCCCCAACTTTGACATCTGATCACCGATCCACTTGCCCACCATATCAAGGAATCTCTGCCCAAACCACTTTTGTGCCTCTAACATCTGATCGTGCAGCACCTTCTGCTTCGCCAGTTGCTTGACTTTATCAGCTTCAGCCTGTTGAAGGCGGACCGCCTGGTGCTTGAGTTGGATCTCGTTCATCTTCAACTCGTGCTCAATTTGCTTGCGCTCCATGGGGTCGGTCGTTTCTGAGAGCTTCTTGAGCAGGCCCACACGCTGCTTCTCAAGATTTGCGATAGAAACCT